CGTTATGGCGCTTCCAACTTTCAAATGTCGCCTGAAGGCTACTTAACTGGTGCTGGATATACAGTTAGTCCCGAACTCAAAGCCTATCAAGATCGTTTGATGGGTTTAACTGGTGGCGCTTTAACTCAAGCAGAACAGGCGCAACAACAGTATGCCCCTTTGCAAACTGCGGCTACAGGACTATTTGGCTTGGGTCAGCAGTATCTTGCACAGAGTCCTGAACAAGTTGCGGCTGAATACATGGCTAAACAACAGGATTTACTTGCTCCTAGCCGTGAGCGTCAAATGGCTCAGTTGCAGAACCAGTTGTTCCAACAAGGTCGTGGTGGATTATCTGTAGGTGCTACAGGTACACGCCCAAGTGGTGCGGCTGGATTGGGTGCTACTACACCTGAGATGGAAGCCTATTACAACGCTGTGGCTCAACAAGATGCTCAGTTGGCGGCACAAGCACAGCAAGCTGGTCAACAGAATGTTGCGTTTGGTGCTGGTTTGTTTGGCACTGGTGCAGGGATGTTAGGTCAGTATCAAGCTGGTCAAGTTGGTGCATTGAGTCCATTCTCAACCTATTTGGGTGCTGGTCAGACTATTGAAGAACTTGGACAAGCGCCATTGAAGTTAGGTGCGGCTTTGGGTGGTCAAGCGGCGGCTTATGGTGGAAATGTTGGTCAGTCATTATTGCAAGGTGGATTAGCGGCGGCTAGAACTCAACAAGCTGGACAAGGATATAGTCCTTTAGCTGGTTTGTTACAGGGTGCGGCTAGTAGTCCAAGATTGCAAACTGGCTTTGAGAATGCTTATAACAATTACACAATGAACAGAAATATTGAGGGCGCACTTCCACAATCTGCAAATCCATATGGCAATCCAATGAGTGCAGAGCAATTTGACAGAATGAGTTACGGATACTATTAAGGAGTAATCATGGCATCAGAAATTCTCGGTTTATTTACTACTCCTGAACAGTACCAACTTGCTCAACAGCAAGCACAACAGGCGCAAGCTATTCAGTATGCAAATCTTGACCCAATGGCTCGTGCTAACTATGGGACTTTCCTTGCTGGTCAAAAGCTAGGTGGTGCTATTGGCGGTGCTTTGGGTGGTGAAGACCCACAGTTGAAGATGATTGCGGCTACACAACAAATTGCTCGTTCTGCAAATCTTGCTGACCCTGCATCATTAGAAGCTGTTGCTCAACAATTAGCCAATATTGGTAATATGCCATTAGCCACTGCTTATGCTGATAGAGCCAAAGCACTGCGTGAAGAAAAAATTAAAAGCCTAGAATCACAGTCAAAAATTAATTTGCAAACTGCACAGGCAGAAAAAGCCAGAAAATTTGAACAACAAGCTCAAGTATCTGTACAAAATAGAGCTATTATTTCTGGTATTGAAGAAAAGTTAGCTTCAGACCCTGCATACGTTCCTACAAATAAAGAAATAGCACAAGCTAGATTTATTCTTGGTAACGAGATGAAAACACGAACTATTACAGACTCTGTTACTGGTGCATTGTTAGGGACTATTGAAGGCTTGGATATTAATTTCTCTGCACCTAACCTTGCAAGACTTTTATCAAAACAGCAACCAGATAAAGCAGTTGAAAGTGCGGTAACCCCAACAGGTGATGTTGCTACAACATCCTCTGTAGCTAAAACAACGCCACCTGTAGCTGAAGCAATACCTCCTGTGGTTGGAGCGACTACCACTACAAAATCAGGATTAAAGATAACTCAAACACCAGCCTCTGTTCAGAAAGAAAAAGAACAAAAAGAAAAAGAAGTGGCAAAAGTAGAAGAAAAACAACGTGCTGTTGAATCTTTTGACGATCAAATCGCCGCAGTTCAAAGTTTGCGAGACACAATAAGCACAACAAGTAAACTTATTAGTCCAACAACAACTGGATATGGTTCTTATTTGTCTGTGCTTCCTCTAACTGACGCTAGAACATTAGAGAATAATACACAAACAATTAAAAACAATGTGGCATTGGCAAAACTTCGTGAATTGAAGCAACAATCTTCTACGGGTGCTTCTGGTCTTGGCGCATTAAACATGAAAGAGTTTGATGCCATTCAAGGTATTATTGCAAGTCTTGACCCTAAATCTGCCAATTACGCAAGTGACTTGAGTAAGGTAGACGCATTCTTTGCTAGAGCAGAAGATTTGATGATAAAACAATCTGGCAGAGCCAAAAAAGACCTTGGTGCTGGTGCTGGCGCTGGTTCTAGTGACGAAGCAAAAATTCAAAGATTCATTGACTTTAATGGTGGAAAGCCATCAAGACAACAAGCAATAGACGCTCTTAAAAAGTCTGGTGTAATCAAGATAACCAAGTAAAGGTCAAGTCATGGCAACTCAGCGTCCAAAAACAAATGTAGAAGCACAGCAACTTATTAATCAACAAATGGATGCTGTACGTCCTTTGTTGCGTAGAGCTATTGCTTCTGGTGATAAAGCGGCTATTGAAAAGTATAGCGATGAAATGACTCGTCTTGATAGAATGATGCGAGCTACTGCTGAAATTAATGTTGGTGGAGTCAATATACCTATCGGTCAAATTGGCTCAGGCTTGCAATCTGGTATTTCTGGTTTATTTACTGCAATTCCAGACATTGCCACTGCTGGCGTAAATTTATTTCGTTCAAAAGAGAGTCAAATAACTCCTCTTGGTGACTTAGCTACTCAACAGTTGGGAATCCAAAATCAACCCGCATCAGACGAATCTGCTTATGCTTTTAGGGTGGCTCAAGGAGCGGGAAGTTCTGCAATACCTAGTCAAGGAACTAGAGGACTATTGCTTGGTACTGGTCTTGGTGCTGGTGACGTAGCTGTTTCTCAAGCAACTGGATTGCCAGAAGGCTTAGTTTCTGGTGTCTATGCCGTGGGAAATCTTACTAGTGCTGGATTTAAAGGAGTAAAGGGATTTAGAGAAAGCCGTAAATTTGAACAGTTCTTAAAAGACAATGTTCCTGTTGAAGGACAAAATGTCTTTAGGCAGTTTATGTTGCGTGGACAAGGCTCAGATAGTCCAATTGTTTCTGCCGCTATTCAAAAGTTGCGTACTAATCCTGAATATGCAGAGTTATTTGCAAAATTTGACAAAGCCGCATCTGACCTAGCAACAAAAGGAATGACTCCTACAACTCGTGTTAGTAGTAAACAAGAAGCTACTGAGGCTGTTGCAACTCGTGTTCAAAGAGAGATTGATGGATTGCGTCAACAGAGATCTGAGGCTGGAAGTCGTGTTTTTGAGCAAGCAAAAGGGTATGGCGGCGATAGAGGCATTGTTGACCCAAACAAAACCATTTCTGAAATAGATGGATTGATTTCAGACTACTCTAAAAAAATAACTCCAAACTCAGAGAGAGCAGTGGCTTTTTTAATTGATTTAAAGTCAAGAATGCTTAATGAAGCTGGATCACCAAGAAAACTTACTGTAGATGAAACACAGTCTATTTTGAGTGAGTTCGGTCGTAAAGCCACACAAGGCGATTCTCTTGTAAAAGATTTGGCAATTAGTGATGAGATTCGTATATCTGCAAAAATCTTTGGTGGCTTAAAGGATGATTTGCAACTTGCTAGGCGCATTGCAAAAACTCCTGAAGATAAAGCCGCAACAGGTTTATTAATACAAGCTCGAGAGCAAGTCAGAAAAGCATCCGATTCTTACAATGAATCAATTGCACAAGGAATTCCATCTTTTTTAAAAGACAAATCTTTGTCTGAAATTTCATATGAAGATTTGTATTCAAATTACAAAGGATTGAACGAGTACCAACGAGCAAAAGTTCGTTCTTATGTTGGCACTACAGATCAAGAAGCATTGAACTTTTTGGATAAGAATATATTTCAAGATTTTGTTAAATCAGCGCAAGGCAAAAACGATTCTGGAATTTTTACAACAGACTTAGAAAAACTTGCTACAAACTGGAAAACTCTTGGCGACAATGAGAAGGCTTCTTTGGTTACTGCTCTTGGGGTAAATGCAAAAGAGTTTGACCAACGAATGAATGATGCCTTAGTCTTTACAAGGCGCATGAAAGTTTCTCAACCTAGCCAAGCAGATCAGGCATTAGTTGATAGTCAGTTGCAACGTGGTATATCCGCTAGTGCTGGCGCTGGTTTGGGGTATCAATTCTCTAAAGGAGTTGATGTTACTTTGACCGCAATGAATGAATTATTGCGTAAACAAGGATTTACTGATGAACAGTTGATGCGTGTTCTTCTTACTCCAGAGGGCGCTAATTTTTTACGTCAAGGCGCTTTGACTGGCTCTTCTGCAAAAACATTAGAAGCATTGACAAATGTTCCTACAGCTATGCAAGAAGGTTCTACTGGATTTAGTGCATTGAGTAGATTGGTTTCGCCTCAACAAGAGCTTATTACTCAACCAACTATTGCTCAAGAAACTCAAACACCTGAAAATCAATTTCAAATTCCACCCGATTTACAGCAAGAGACTGGGCAACCTATTCAAGATCAGCAATTTCAAATGCCTCCTGATTTGGTTCAACAGCCATCTGCCAATGAATTGACTAGCGAAGACCAAAACCAGATTTTAAACTTTCTGGGAGCGTCTCCAAAGCCAAGCCGTATGTCTGGCATAAATCCTCAATTGCAAATGCGCTAAGGACACAAAATTGACCCAATATCTATTTGTCTTCTTGCGGCTGGCTTGGTCAAAAACATCCAAGCTGGCTGTGAACTCTATAAGCAAGCCAAAGAGTCTTTTGTCGAAATTAGGAACACTGCTAATGAAGTTGTCGCCATTGGTAAGGAAGTCAAAGGATTTTGGGGTTCACTGCGTAAACTATTTGGCGGTAGTCCCAAGCCTGAAGTTGCAAAGTCTGTGGCAAAGGCTAAGAAGTCAGACTATGTTGCTGTTGAAGAAACTCAAGTCAAAGCTGACATCGTTAAGAACCTGACTGAGTTCTTCAAGCTACAGGAACAGTTAGAAGCGCATATCAGGGAATCAGAGGAGAAGGCAAGGACTGTAGTTTTCTCTGATGATGTGAACTTGATGGAAGAAGCCCTAAACAGGGTTTTGGCGCAACAAGAGATGGAAAGGTTGGTAGTTCAGATACGAGAGTGCATGGTCTATCAATCGCCGCCTGAGATGGGTGCTTTGTATTCTGAAGTGTTCAGCATGAGAGACATCATTGCTGGAGAGCAAGAGAAGGCAAGGAAAAAGCGGGATGCAGAAGCATGGCAACGAAAGGAAAGGGAGCGACTCCTAGCCGAAAAACAAGCATACCTGTTGGTAGCTTTCCTATTCCTCCTATACCTATGGATGCTAATAGGTCTGGTAAGCAAGATTGGGAGAACGTAGTGGGATGGATTGCGGCTTGTGTTCTTGTCATATTGTTGCTACCAATTTTGGGCATGATGTACATAGATGTACTGCAAGCCAAGCATGAAGCCAAACAGCAAGTAGAGAAGGTGGAGAAACTTAGAAGACAAGTTGAACAAAAGGAAAGAGAGAAAGAGAAATGAACATTTACTGTATTTGGGGCTTATCTATCCTATTGGTTCTGCTGATGGGTTGTGATGACCGCTACCGCTATCCCTGCCAAGACCCATTGAATTGGTCTAATGCTGAATGTAAACCCCCAATCTGTACCGCTTCTGGTACTTGCCCCGATATGTTAGTTAAACCCGAGGAGAAAAAGTGATGCCTACCATTGGATATAAACCTAACAGCCGCCTGACTGCTGATGAGATTGAAGTCAGAGTATGGGCATTCGTTATCGTGGTCTTGGTGAGCATTCTGTTGGCTTCTATGGGTATGTTCTTGTACTCTGTTTCGTTTGTTCAACAGCCAATGAACGGCAGTATGGCGGCGATTGACAAGGTTTACACGCAACAGATTAGCACCATCATGGTGTTCATTACTGGTGTTTTGGGTGGTGTAGCTGGTAGGTCTGGAGTTAAGGCAATAGCCAATGCGAGTGCCAAGGCTGAAGCTATTGACAACGATGAACCCCCAAAGCCATGAGCCTGTTTAATCCTTGGGTGCTTCTAGGCATCCTGATGGCTGTTTTAGGCGCTTTTGGTAGCGGTTATTACAAGGGTGGCGAGGATGAGAATGCTCGTCAACAGGCTGAAATAGCCTCTTTGAATGCCTCCGCTAGGGAGAAAGAGCAAGCCCTAGTTCAAGCCGTAAACAAGCAAACAACACAATTATTGAAGGTAGAAAACAATGCCAAGATTCAGATTGCGAAACGTGATGCCGCTATTAGTGCTGGTACTCTCAAGTTGCGGATTCCTGTCCAAGCCCCCGTCTGCCCCGTACACACCGCCCCAGATGCCCCCGTTGCCCCCAGAGATAGCGTTCAAACAAACGCCGAACTTGACAGAGAGACTGCTAAATCTCTTGTCGCCATCACAGACGATGGAGACAAAGCCATCCGACAACTGAATGCTTGCATAGATGCCTATAACACTGTTTACCAAACCCTGAAAGGAACAAAATGACTCAATTAAGTGCCAATTTTTCATTACATGAAATGTGTAAGTCGGAAACTGCTTTGCGTATGGGGTTTGACAACACCCCTGATGACGAGGCAACAGAGAATCTTAGATTGCTGTGCGAGAAGGTCTTACAGCCTGTTCGTGACCACTACGGCAAGGGTGTAAAAGTCAACTCTGCCTATCGTAGCCCTGAGTCTAATGCCGCTGTTGGTGGCTCTAAGACTTCAGACCACTGCAAGGGTATGGCGGCAGACATTGAGATTCCCAGTGTCGCCAATGCTGATCTCGCCCAATGGATTATGGACAATTTGGACTATACACAACTAATCTTGGAATTCTACACACAGGGTGTGCCTGATTCTGGTTGGGTTCATGTGTCGTATGACCCCAATAACCTGAAGAAGCAGGAATTGACTGCTGTTAAGGTGGCAGGGAAGACCCAGTATCTCCAAGGACTACAGGCTTAATTAGCCGCTTGCAGAAGTGTTTGGGGACAAGGTGTTCAAAGAACATCACCTCCCCGCACTTCTCACATAGCCATGCTTCACCTCGGTCAATGGTGGTAACTTTGTTTCCATGTTGACCATTACGTCTGCCGTAAAAGGTTCTTATCTTACGAATCATTCTTTAATTTAGCCCTTGAATAGATTGTAAATTCTTTCTTTTCTGTCAGGGCAATGCGTTCTCTTGCGTTTTTACCAAGAATATGACCCGCTGTTATTTGCTTGAGTTTCTTATCTGTTGTCCAAATACTAGGTTGTCCTCGCCAATCAAAATCATTCTTTGTTTTGTTCATGTGTAATCGCCCTCTTGGGTATGTTCTAAAAGTCGTTTCTGAAGTCTAGCAATTCTTGCATCGTTGTACTGGATGGCGGCACGAGAATACTCAGTGGCAGTTTCTGCCTCTAGTTTACGTAGATGTGCCTCTTGCAGTTCTTTAGCAATTACCTCATGGATAGTTCTTGCTCTCAAGATGTCTTTGACATACTTGATTGTTGACTGCCTGAAAGTCATAACACACTCCTCATTTCCCAACCAAGCAGGAAGTAATTCCAACGAGTTTGCAGGGCAAGTACGTTGTATCTGCCTTTTGTTTCACTGAAGTCTGTATAGCCTTTGGCTCGCATCATTGCTTCAAATACTTGCTGTGCTTTGCTCATGTGCTTTTCTCTTTAGCGACAAGTTGACCGCAATAAACACACGCCTTTAACTGCTCTGTGCGCTGTGATTGTTTGAAATTATTTGAGATATTCACCTCTGACGTTAATATCAAAGAATTTTCCAACTCTGCAATGGCTTGGCGTAGGGACATAATTGCCCGTACAGATTTTCCTTGTTTACCAGTTGCATTTAAATCCCAATCTGTCGAGACTTCCAACGCCTCCAACGCCTGTTTCAATACTTCAATCATGCTTGTCCCCTTGCTCTGATGGCTTTGGCGTATGCTTGCATATCAGGCGCATTGCTGATTGCCTCCAATACCTTTGCACAGGCTTCACGTTCTGCCAAGATTGCTTCGGCAATGCGTTCTTCAATCCAACGGCTTTCCAATTCAGTCCATACCCAACCACCAATGAAGTCAGGATGGTCTTGTGGTTTAACTTCTTGCGTCATTTCTTCATTCCTTCAATGTAAACAGCCAAGCTGTCAATGGTGTCTTTGCCAAAAGAAGTTAGTCTCCTAACCTCTCTAACAACTTCATCAATAACGCCATTGCGTAGTTCGTCATAGAACTCCTGTGCAGACTTGGGTCTTAGAAAGTTTGCTTTGACAGCTTCTTTGCGTTGCTTGGCTTGTCGCTCAATGTCGTTGAATGCTTCATCTTCTTCAGTCATTGTCAGCCTCTTTTTGTAGGAAATAAAGCGCACCAATGAGGATTGCACCAAAGGCAATCACGACAAATGCACCAAACAGCATCAGCATAAAAGTTACGAGTACATCCCACATTAGACTGCCCTCCATTCACGCTCATTTCGCCCCGATGAAGACTTTACAGTCCTACCTGTCAACTGAATCAGGTTCATCTTCTCCAACTCGTTTAAACGGCGTGAGACTTGATTTCTGTCTAAGTTGGTGTGTTGGGCTATCCCATCCTTACCAAGCGCACCATGAGCCTTTAAACAGTCCACAATGATGCTGAAATGCTTAGATGCCAAGTCTTTAGCGGCATCAGCGGCTTCGTAGCTGGTGATTGGGTCGGAAGTCCTAACCCTGTTGAAGATTGGCAAGTCAAAGAACTTCTTTACACCGCCGCCAAAATGAATATCGTCTAGTTTTGTCATCATTCACTCCTATCAATTAAAAAGTTAGTGGGTACTCACTTACGCTTTCCCCGTTGGTTTACATCAGAAAGGCAGGTCTTCATCCATGTCTTCAATGGAAGGCTTCTTCTTGGGCGAGGAAGTATTGGCTTCTTCTTTAGGACTTACTGCAAGACCCATGAATTTGCCTGATTTACCCTCTTTAATCCAAGCTGAGAGCCAGTAGGACTGACCATCGACTGTGATGTTGCCTTTATAGTCTGGCTGGTTGCCTGTCTCTTTTTTGTCGTTCTTAAAGAGGACACCTGAATTGTCACGCTGTTCCATATTTACACCTTAATTTCATTGAGTTTTTTAACCTTGTCATCCACTTCCGCAAGAAACTGGATAACCTCTTTTTCGAGTTCTGCAATATACATATCATTGCGCTCGATTCTTTTGATGAACAGTTGAAGGTGTTCAGGCATTCGTGGGTCGAAACTCACAAAGTCACACCAACTTCTATCTGCACATCGCATCTGCCATTGCATTTGGTCGTAATACTTCTTTGCTGGTTCATCTCCCAAAATGGTATCAATGTGGGTTGCCGTGTTTGGACACTTGATCTCTAGGCATCCATCATCACCCACCAAGCCATCAGGAGAGGCGGCAGACATAGGAACAGTTGGATGGTCAATAGCACCTACCTGATCGACCATATTGCCTGTTTTAGCCTCGTATACGGCTCGGGCAAAGGGTTCATTCTCAACACCCCATTCCATAGCCGCATTGGTGTATGACTCTGCCACTTGGTTTGTCATACGCTCGACTACCAACTGAGCCATGTAGTTAGCCCTGCTGGTGCTGTAGCCTGTCTTTGTTTTTGCAACAATGTCAGAGATACGGGATGCAGTAGCTTTACCGCAACGCTGTTTAAACCATTCGGGTGTGCCTTGTTCTACATCACTCATTTCAATGCTCCTTTACGCTTTTCTTTTGCATCAATTACTTTCTTTTGCCAACCTTTATCACCAGCGCAAGCAGAGTAAGCAGTGCTGTATACATTTTTGAGTTCCTCTAAAGTTGTTGTAGCTTCAATAGCCGCCAAGTGGTCAATCATCATGCCTATATCAATCGTTTCGATGTTGCCTGAACCAGTTGTTGAATCAAGAGCATCATGCTCTAAAAGTTCAAGCGCAAGGGTGTAAAGGTAGCGGCGGTTATAGGTTTGGCAAGCGCCAATGTTTTGCACTTCATGGCAACCTTTGAGAGCCGCAGAACCAAATGGGCAAGTAAAGACAATCTCTCCACCGCCAACTATATCGACTATGCAAAGTTCTGCTTGTTCTTTGGTAAAAGACACAATGCTAATCAGCCCTAATTCGTCAAAGATTTCTAATGCTGGATGCAGGAAGTCACCAAGTTCAAAGTAGTTATACCCTGCAAATTTATTGTGTCCTGATTTCTTTAATGTGCGTGACCGCATCATTCTTCGGGCATCAGCCAGTTTCTTATACACGCCCATATTGGCTTTGCTTTGTTCGTTCATGTTCACTCCTGTTTAAATTTTTGAAAAGTTTTTGAAATGTCTGTGTTCATTGAGTTCGTGTAGACAAACTCGGATTTCTTGTCAGTCGCTCTTTTGGTTGGGTACACCTTTCTGTGAGTTAAAGATTTGTTGGGCAATGGAGAATTGGGTATCAAAGTCAAAGTCGGAAAGTCTGAACCAATTTCCTGAACATGAGCAAATCGGGAGAGAGCCAACTTTAGGCTTTGTGCAAAACTGGCAAAAATATTCATCTTGGCTTTCCTCTAAGATCGTTGCAATGGTGTTTTTAAGTTTCATCTTTATCTCCCCTGTATTCGTTTTTCAACCAAAGGGTTCGCAAGGTGCGAAGTTCATCATCATCATCAATCAGAGAGGTCTTGATGATGTTGTAGAGGGCAAACTCAGCCCTGCGAGTCATCTTGTTCTCAATTCGATCTCTAATGAACTGAAAGGCATACTCCCAGTCACCTGATTTGATGGCAAGAGGGATGGCTACAGAGCCAGAGATAGCTTCTATGATGTCATCATCATTGAGTTGCTGATAGGCTTCCCACATGGCTTTGTTAAATGCTGTCATCGATAGACTCCTCAATCTGTTTTTCAATTTGTTTGCACTCCTTGGCAGATAGTTCATCTGTAATGTCAATGCGGTTGTTGCCTATCTGTAAGTAGGCTACCCAAATGAATTTATCGTAGACTCCCTCGTTGGGAGAGTATTCGGGGTCATATTCCCATTCGACCCAAGCCTTGATGTCTATTTCAAGGTCACAAAAATCTATATCCAGTTCCATATTCACGCCTTTCAATGTGTTGGTAAAGAGTTCGTAGTGTTACACAAATCGTAGCGTTGAACACTAGGACAAACCCTAATTGCGTTGTTTGTATAACACTACACAATCCATCCCTCTATGCCTAGACCAAAAACCGAAATGACCAAAAGCGGCAAAACCATTGCCGTACGAGCCACTTTAACTGAGTGGAATGAGTTTAAACGACTTGGAGGGGCTAAATGGTTGCGACCATTCTTAGCAAAATCCATTGAAAAACATCAACAAACTAAGGAAACTAAATGAAAAAAGCACTAATTGCCTTGTGGATACTAGCCAGTTCGACAGTAGTCTATGCGGCTTGTTCAACACACACCTACAGCCAAAATGGTCGGTATGTGACTTGCACAACTTGTTGTTATGGAAATAATTGCAACACAAACTGCTATTGACAAACCCTAAAAGTTTGTTAAGATTCGTCTCGTTGTCGTGAGAAACAACAGTTTGGAAAGCCGTTTACACATGCTCTCGCCCTTGGTTTTTACTCTAGGGTTCTCACCGAGGGCAGTTGTAAGCGGCTTTTTTTATTGTCTTTTCATAGCATCCGTACTCCACACGACAGTAGTGAGTCTGCATGGACTGCTTGGAAGAAAACACCGCACACAAGTACACCCCTTGTGCAAAATGTGACCAGCGTTGATTTGGCGACTGGTAAAGCA